TAAATTTTCATAAATTTTGAAACTATTTTCATAAGTAACTATTTCCCAATGTTTAATTGTATTGTCTTTTTTCAAATAAGGGATTTTATTCATCAAAATGTTAACAGGAACAATATGGACATCGGGGTTAGCCCATTTCAAATGCGATACCTCACCGGTCAAGTTCTCCCAGTAATTATAACAATTTTGAGAATAATTTGTCATACAGAATTTAATCGGGAATATGATGTGTGGTACATCGTCTTTTAAGACAACAACATCGCAGTTTTTCTTTCCAGATTTGGTTGTAGATTTTACTGCATATTCCTTTTTAATTGTAAAGTGATTCATATTTTCTTCTCCGTACCTCGTTTTAATCGCTTGTTTCACCATGTTCTCAATAAACTCATTCAATATATCGGTTCGCTTTGAACTTCGCGGACCATGTGTGAAATAAGCGTTTAAACTATCTTTTACCCCGGTTGGTAACATATCTTGGTTCTCCATGTATTTCAAATTACGCGTGTTGTTTACCTTATTCAATTGTTGATAAAAGTATTTCAATTTTTTGTATAATCAATTATTATTCAGATTCAATGTTTCATCAAATAAACGAAATGTATCTTTATCATGGGAAATAATGATAATACAATTTTTATATTTTCTAAAATCGTCAATTAGCTGAATAATTTCATCTTTCAATTCTATATCCAATGCATTTGTAGGTTCATCCAATATCAATATCTTCGATGTACTTATTAACCCACTTATAATATTTACAACTTGACGCTGACCGCCAGACAAATTTTCACCAAGAGAACCTGCATTTGAATTGTATATATCCACATTTTTATACAAACCTTGTATTTTTGGATATTTCATGATTTCTTTCAAAAAAATCTCGCATATTTCCGGGTCTTTGCATCCATACATTATATTATCCATGATTTTTTTATCAAATAATTTTGAATTCTGATTGACATAGGTAATATTTTGGCGAATGTAATCTGGGTCAATTGTAGAAATATCAACGCCGTCAATGTATATTTTTCCACTAACTGGGTCATATAATCGCAGTAATAGCTTAGCGAACGATGATTTGCCCTTTCCACTTAACCCTGTTATACCTATGATTTTTTGGTCTGTATTGATACTAAACGACGAATTTGAAAAAACGGGTGTTGTTTTTTTCGATTCATAATAAAATGTCACATTATCAAATATAATATTATTGAACTTTAAATCATGTGAATTATATCTCTTATTCATTAACTCGTTTATATCAACTTCATTTCCTAACATTTTATTAAAATCAGTTGTAATATATTCAATTCTGCCAATGAATTCTAACCAATCTGGTAAATTATTGATAGTGGAAACAATCTTGTCTCTATATAAGAGTAATATAGTGATAAATGTAATAAATGTAGTTGTTTTAATTTTCTTTGTGTATTGCAATTGAATCAAATAAAACAATGAGACAAAAATAATTATATACACAAAAAATGTTAATATGCTAGTATGGGTTGTTATAGTATCGAGAAAATTAATTCCTTCATTTATGGCTTTATCTGTTAATGTCGTAAAATTGTTAATTTCGTTCACAGTTTCGCCACGATAAATTACTTTATCAATGTTGTTCAAAATATCAATAATAAATTTTTCATTTTCATTGATAACGGTTTCTTGATCAATTTTTGCTTTTCTTAGATTATTCCAATTTGCATAAATATAAAAAAACAATACTAAATTTGCAATTAAAAATGATATGCCAAATACCGGGTTTTTATATATAAAATAAGATGAAATAATTAATAAAAATGCCGTTGTGGGTATAATTACACTGATAATATCATAAAATAATGCATAAAATGATACTGAAATACGAGTAATTGGGGTAATGAATTCAATGAAATTAACATCTTTCATATTTTCATTGTTCGATTTCAAAATAATTCTGAATAGTTCTTTTTTCACCCATTGAATTAATTTTGTAATAAGGTTGTTCTGATAAGTTTTGTAAATATAATAAATAACAAAATATAGGGCAGACAACGCTATAAAATAATTGAAAAATTCCATGGTCATTTTTTTCGAATTTTGTTCGACGGACTGAATAATATTTGCAGTAATGTAAGAAATTCCATTTGTTTGAATCAATGTAATAAGCAAACTCAATAACACAAGAATGCCAGTATTTGTTGCTTCTTTCTTAAAGAATATATATAACAAATAGTTTACAATGTTCATTTTTTGATATTGTTGTATATTAAATACTAAATATATTATTTTCATCAAGTATTATCAATATTATTCGATGTATCACAAATGTATTTTACAAAATAGACTTCTAAAATATGGTCAAATCATAAAAAATAATTGCAGAAATAAATACATAAACAAAACAATGGATATTTACATAAAATGAATCAAAAAAAACAACCGTCTAAAAAAATACATACAAATACCACTATTGATGAAAAACATACCGAAATGTTGAATTATTTTTATGAATTAGAAAATCATACTATACCGATTTTAATAATTGAAAAGAAGAATTTAAAACAGAAGTTACGAGAACTTACAATAAATAAAATTGATATTTATATGGATATTCGTGATAAAATAGATGCAATTGATAAAGAGATAACGGAACTGAAATCCAAGAAAAAACAATATTTATTAGACAATTCAAAACACATTTTTGAATATTTTGAAGAGAAAAAGAAAGTATCTTCCGGGGATAATAATCAAAATGTTAATGTTCTCAATTCCTTCTTCAAAATTAATGCAAAAACTGAAAAGTCTGCGAATGTAAATAGTGATAAATATAGTCAGTCAAAGAAGAGTTACCAAAATTATTGGAAAAACGTGAATAATGAGTTATTGAACATATATGATTTTGTGGTTCCGTCTGACGTATGTGAAATATGTCATCAAGGAGAGCTGATTCCACAGGATGAAGAGGGAATTTTAATATGCAATAACCAAAATTGTGGTAAATTTATCACATACATTGTGGATAGTTCAAAACCTACGAACAAAGAACCACCAAATGAAGTGTCATACACTGCATACATTCGTCTTAACCATTTCAAAGAGATTCTTTCACAATTTCAAGCAAAAGAGACAACTCAAATACCGGACGAAGTGATTGATGCCATTCGCAATCGTATTAAGAAAGAGCGTATTACTGATATTACATTGATAAATTATGACAAAATGCGTGATATTTTACGTAAATTGGGTTTGAACAAATACTTTGAACATATTCAGTATATCAATTCGCAATTTGGTATTAAACCGCCGATTATGAATGAAGAATTGCACGAAACATTATGTGTTCTCTTTATTGAGATTCAAAAACCATGGGCGGTTCATTGCCCGGCAAATAGAACGAACTTTTTCAATTATACATATACACTATATCAGTTGTGTGTTCTCTTGGACCAAACACAATATCTTCCTTATATTCCGATGATGAAAGACCGGGAAAAACAGTTGGAGCAGGATATGATATGGAAAAAGGTATGCAATGATTTGGACTGGGAATTTTTTCCGACTGTGTAAGGGAATTATTCCGATTGTGTAAGTAAATACAATTATAATTTTGTAATTATAATTGTAAATCAATTGTAGTATCCTATTGCTTGGCTTATCCTATTGCTTCGCTTATGCAAGTTTAATACCACCAACTAAACCGGTGCCTAAACTAAATCCAGCACCGCCTCTCATAGATGATCCCATGGATGGAACAAATGTGTCTAAAATACTGAATGATGCGGCGGCAATTAATGCGATGATAAGGATTTCATCAACATTAAGAGGTTTACGCGGAACAATCATTGCAACAACGGCAACAGCAAGACCTTCAATAAGATACTTAATAATGCGTTTAACTAATTCTGCTAAATCGAATGTCATTTGACTATTATAAATAATACTAACAAAAAAATATATGAAAAAATAGAAAATTAATATATTAATTCAAAAAACACTTAAATATATTTGTTGCTAAATAAATATTATTATGGCAACCTTTGAAAGAAAAAATTTAGACAACGGAAAACCAAATCCTAAATATATCGATTTATGTGATGAGGATACTCCAATTGCCGGACAAAAATTCGCTTGTATGTCTTTTGTTTCACCTGAAAAAATACTAAAAAAGCGCGAATTGTTCATGTTTGAACAATTTATAAAACAATGGGATTTTACTAAATCTATGACTAAATTTCTAGATTTCATCCATTTCTTGTCTTATAAATACAATTTGAATGTAGAAGATGTTATCAATGATTTTAATGAGTTTTCAAAAGAAGAAGAAACAAAGCTGAAAGAATCGTCAGTGGATGATGATTTCAATAATTTCATGGATAAAAATGAAGAACGTCTTGCAACTCAATTTCAACGTGAAAATGCTTTCCAAACATCAGTTCGTGGTTTGAAAGTAAGAGGTGTATTTTCAACACAAGAAGAAGCTGAAATGCAATGCAAGAAATTACGTGATTATGACCCAAATCATGATATTTTTGTAGGACCGGTTGGTATGTGGATTCCATGGGACCCAGATGCTTACAAGACTGGTCGCGTTGAATTTATGGAAGAAGAATTAAACAAACTACATCAAGAAAAAATGAAAAATGAAACAAAGGCAAAACAAGAATTTGAACAACGCATTAAGGAAACAAAAAAGAAGGCAATTGAAGAAAATATCAAGTTGGCTGAAAAATCAGGAAACGTGTTAACCCAAACTATGGACGAAGATGGCAATTTGGTTGGTGTTCGCGAGACAGTCAACTTCGAAGAACGTGAAGCAGCTGACGTCGAAACAACAAACATTCGTAATGAAATGCTTCGTGAAACCAAATTAAAAGAAGAAGAAACAAAAGATGCTGAAAAATCTAATGCTCAACGCGCTGATAGTATTCAAGTAGAAATGGATAATTAACAATTTTACTCTTAAATTCAAACTGGCATCAAAATGTAGCTTTTATCATTGTTTATAAAAACATGAAAAAAATATTATTATGAATATGCATAGAACAATCAATGCTTCAAACGCGCCATCGCGAAACATTCATATAATTTATATATTGTTTATATACAAATTATATCTAATATATTTCCAGAATCATCATTACCATTTGGATTTTTTAACATTGATAGCAGGCCCACTGTTTTTCTTTTTCGATTTACTTGGGTCATATGCTTCGTCCTCATCATCGGAACCCATATTTTTCGAAATTTCCCAAAATTCTTTGGATCCCAATTTGAAATCCGGTCTGCCTTCGGCTTTATACCAAAATATTTGGTCTTGTAATTTATTCGATTTTGCATTGTTATTTATCACTAAACATTCATAGTTCTCCGTGGTTTGGTCCATAACCGCATTAAACGATTCCAATGTGGGGAACATAGATGCATAATTTTCCCATATTCTTTTACGATTTGTCATATAAGGTTCTCTTAAAATAAATACATAATCAATATTTGTTCTCAAATTGGGTGGAATACCCAATGGATATTGCATAGTTATTATAAGCATGACTTTCCAGTGACGACCATTCATAAAAAGAAGACGCATCATTTTATCACGGGTCCATGTTTGGTCATACAAACAATCATCCAAAATGACAAATGCACGAGGGTCTATCGTCGTTTTTTTATACGTTTCAATTTCTTTGTTCACCTGTTTCAACACTGCTTTTTGACGACGTAAAATGTTCTCAATTAATACTGTATTATATTCATCGTGAATAAACAATTTTGGGACATGACTTGCATAAAATCCATTACCGGCTTCTGTACCAGAAATAACAGTACCAATCGGAATATCTTGATGATGGTATAGTAAATCTCTTACCAAATAGGACTTACCCGTATCACGACGACCAATCATTACAATAACAGGACCTTTATTTTCATCTGGTTTAAAAGTGATTGCTCTCATATCAAATTTTTTTAATTCTAATGTCATATTTTTCCTAAACTATTTATTTGATAATGTATCGATATAAATTAATTGTATAAAACATAACGTATATACGTGAAAATATCATATAAAGACCTGCCCATTAGTAAAAATAAGTTAAAATACTGTTGTTTTAATATTCATGAGTAAATATACAGAAACTATTATGACAGATTTAGGAAATCCAGTAAAATTATTTCAAATTAATTTTTGCAAAAGAAAAGAAATCGATTTAGAAGAATTGGTAAAACAATATATTCCGAATAAAATAGACCTAGACAATGAATATAAACCGTTTTCTATGTCCAAATTTCAAAATTACAATCCGATTTATAATCACTATTTTGATATGGACGAAACTACATACAACCGCATTTCATTAAATTCGAAATATCAATTTAAAAATTTATACGAAGTTGAAAATTTAGACACAAATACTTGCCATGAAAAAAGTGTGTTTATCAAGTATTCTCCATTAATTGACCCTATACGATATATGATTGGTAAATATCAAAATATAGATAAAGATTATGTCCTTCCAAGCATTGATAACGATAGTGTATGTTTTTCTAAATTAAAAGACCCTAATAATATGGCATATACCGATTGTTTTTTCAGTTATTTGAGTAGTCAACTTTTAAATCATCATGGTTTTGTACATGGTATTGATTTTTTTGGGTCTTTTTTGGGAATTCAAGAAAAATTCAAGGCAAACGTTACCGATGATTTAGAATATTTGAACAATTCAAATTTTTTCAATCAAAATGTAGGAATTTTATTTTCGGTGACTGATACCGAAAATGATAATGAAATGGATTTTGGTTCTCGAAATAATAGGAAAAAAATAGCAATTTCATCATTATCGAATCCTCACAATTTATCCGCGATTTCATTAGGAGCCGATATTATAGAAATAAACAATGATATTGAAGGTGAAACTGAATTAGTTTATAAAAATAACTCAAAAAAGAATTCATCATATTCATCCTCATCTTCATCTGATAAAAGCGTTGTTAATTATACAAGTGACGATGAAGATGATAATGATGATGATGATAATTATTCGACATGTAGTTCAGATGAATCCGACTCAACTAGTAGTGACGAAGAACAAGACCCCGAAGAAGAAATATATGCATACATATCAAATTTTCCGGTTCAAATGATTTGTTTAGAAAAATGCGATGGAACGATTGATTCACTTTTTGAAAAAGATGTTTTGGATAAACAACAATGTGCAAGTGCAATGTTTCAAATTATTATCACATTAGCAACTTATCAAAAAGCTTTCAAGTTCACTCACAATGACCTACATACAAACAATATCATGTATATTAATACGGATATTGAATATTTGTATTATTGTTACAATAAAAAGTACTATAAAGTTCCTACTTATGGTAGAATATACAAAATAATCGATTTTGGAAGAAGTATTTATAAATATCAAGGAAAAACTCTATGCAGTGATAGTTTTGCACCCGGTGGTGACGCAGTCACTCAATATAATTGCGAACCGTTTATGAATGAAAATAAACCTCGATTAGAACCCAATATGAGTTTTGATTTATGTAGATTGGGATGTTCTATCTATGATTTTGTCATAGATCATGAGAACAATCACAAAAAAATGGACGATTTTCAAAAAACGATATTACGATGGTGTATGGACGACAATGATAAAAATGTTTTATACAAAGCAAATGGCGATGAACGTTATCCTAATTTCAAATTATATAAAATGATTGCGCGAACTGTTCATAAACATACACCAGAAGAGCAATTCAAATTTCCATTATTATCACAATTTGAAATTGCAGAAAGTGATGTAGAGAACCAAACTGTTATCAATATTGACAAAATACCATCGTACACGTAGATATATGAAACGTATAAAAAAATATAGTTTTATATTATAAATGAAAAATAAAACTATAAAAAATACCATAAACACAAAAAATGCAAAAAATAAAAACAAAAAAAAGAATAAAACAAAGCACGTTCGATTTGCAAAGAAATTGGAACATTATCATAAAGAAACATCATATAATCCTATAAAGATACCGCCTACATCGAGATGTGTAGAACCTGCGGTTCAAATAAAAAAAGCATTGGTATCGAATGTTCTATAAAAGATGGTTTAGCATATTTTTATTACACATTTTCTCATTTGTCAAGGGACTGCGTTTCACAAATACCGAATTTTTCTAAAAATACGTTCAATGGCAATGGATACCACATAAAAAAAAGTCCTTCGCCATATGTGCTACTACATTCAGTATAATGTGCAAAATGTATTTTATTTTTGTTATGTAATTCAGTATAAAATAAATAGGCTTCTTTCTTTTCTTCATCGTTCATTATGTTGTTATATGTTTTTTCAAATAATATGTTAGCAAAATCATCATCATCAAAATTATATATTCTTATTCCAAAAATACTACCATTATCATAAATTCCCATTTTTATAATAATATATTATACATTTATTATTATAATGTAACGCAATCATGGAGTCCCTTCAAGTAAATGAGAAAAGGTATATAAGCATATAGTTTTTCGAAATATTTTATTTCATGTATTGCATTTTAAATTCTTCTGGTGTATAAATCGGTATTCCTAATTCCTTGGCTTTTTTGATTTTATTGGAATCATCTTCTTTTGATTTCACAATTACCGCAAACGTATTTTTATTAACCGAATCTTCCAATGTAGCACCGACTTTTCCCATTTTTTCAATGATTTCTTTATCACGAACCTTTGTCATTACTATTTTTTTACCGTACAATGGGTCACTTGTATCTATTACTATATTGGCTATTGCAGTTGTTTGTTCTGCTTGTTTTGTTTCACTCAATTTTCCTTTTAATCCAGTTTCTTCTAAAAATGCCATAAACGCAGGGATATTGTTAACCAATCCTTTTGCATTTTCTAATCCAATTCCTTTGATGGATTGCAATTTTTTCACCTTTTCTTCGACACTGTCTTGTGATGTCAACAAATCAGGATATTCATCCATCATTGGTTGCATTTTTTTTCTTGAAAGTCCTCTTCCAAATGTATTGGATGCGACCATAATATCCAATAAGGATGCTTTATCAACTTTTTCATGTATTCCATTGAATATCTTTTCAATCATTTTGGTTTTGAATCCTTCTACTTTTTCAAAATCAGTTTTGGACATTTTCAAAATCTTACCAACTGTATTATATCCTGCTTCCATAATACGTTTTACATTTCCACTGGATAA